GTATTTAGGATTCTTAACATAAGCAGCTACTATTTTACGTTGTTCAATGTATTTACGTAAAATATCTGCTGCATTCTTTGCTGGAGAATAATCTAAAGCTTCTATTAGTACATCTTGAAATTCTGGTTCAAATATATAGTTTTCTTTTTCCATTGAGTTTGTTCTATTCTACTAAACGAGGTAATAGCTTTAAGACTGTAACATACACTTCTTCTGCTTTAATAGTATTTACAGATGAACTGGATGCTAATACTTCATCAGGAAGATATAGTTCTTGTATGAAAGTTTTATCTGGTGGTACTTTAGAATATATCTGAATATAACACAACTGGAATATTTTTTGTATCTCTATAAATTGATCTTTGTTTCTTTCTATGAAACTATCAATTTCACTTGAATCCATATTATATGATAAAGTAAGTAATTTGATTATTTCTTTCCTAGTTTCTTTATTACAAAATTTAGTATCAATGGAATATTGACTAATAGTAGAAAGAAATGAAACAACTTGTTTGAATCTCTTTGTATAATCTGGTTGCATAAGAATGTTAATATATTGATCAGTCCATTTTATTACTTCAGTAGAATTTTGATATCCTGAAAATAAAACTAAAAAAGTTGTATAGAATTTTCTTAAAGTATTTCTTGTTACTTGCTCAACTTGAGTTGAAAGTTTAAAAAATATCAAATGAATTATTTCATGAACCATTAGAGCCGATAGTTCTTTGAGATGGTACTTTGAATATATTAAATCTTGTGTCATACCAATCGATATTCCAACAGCTTTAAGATTGATTAAGACACGATTATGTTTAGGATGAAAGAATCCTTGAGTCAATGCATACTTAGGATTAGTAACATAAACTGCTAAGATCTTTTCATTCTTAATATACTTACTTAGTAAGTCTTTTACATTCTTAGCAGGAGGAAAGTTTAAAGCTTTTAATAATACTTTCTGATAACTAAGTTCAAAAATATAGTTCTTTTTTTGCATCCAGTTTTTATTTCTCCTTTAACTCACTTTGTGATTTTTATCAGATATTTTGCAATACATTTACTTAGATTATTATCTGTTATACCTATAGTATTTAAGAATTCAGCAAAGTTTTTTAAGTACTTTTCAGTCATGTACTTGTCTCGTTTTGTATTGCAAAACTCAAAGATAACTTTATATAGTATTTCAGAATTCAATCTAGATAATTGTTCGTGAGTTAAAGGACAATCTGGGATGCCATTCATTAGAATTTCATTAGTATATCTTTCAGCTAAACTATTACAGATATTTTCTGGTTTTGGATTTCGTTTAATAATCAAATATGTATTAACTACACTTTTAATGCTTTGAACTACTCTTTGTCTTATTTCAAAAACTATTTTTCCAATGTTTTCAGAATTAACAATATTGTAATATTTTTCAGCTATCTTATCTGCTAAGTTTTTTAATCCGTTTCCAATACCTTGTTTGAACACATGGTTGTGTTTTAAAGATGATAACGTGTATTGTAAAATATCTACATCACAAAAAGGTAAGTATCTTTTAAAGATTAAGATAGCATAGATATAAGTAATGAATTCTGTTAATTCTTCAAATTCAAATTTACTCAATCTTTCATCTAATACAGTCTTTACAAAGAATTTAGTATGTAATGTATTCATTAGTTTGAACTTATTAAAAGGAGGTGGAATTGCATTTTTAATATCGTATGATTTTACAGTAGCAACAATTGGATTTATTTCTTGTAATGATATACTAGTAGGACATGATACATCTAGTTTAACTTTAACTGAATTGTTAAAGCTTTCAATTTGATTAAGTAGTTGCAATAGCTACCACCTGTATATTATTAGGAGTTGTATATATGTATTCTGGAGTATAAGTATCAAATGCACTAGCTGGAATATTTTTACTTACATTTCTAAAGATAATATCTGTGGATGGTTGTAAAATTCTACAATATTTCACTCCATCTACATCTTGTACTTTATCTATAATCTTTGATAAATACATTGAAGATTCAATACCCAAAGTATTCATATAAGACATAATAGCATTTTGTACATCAGTTACTAACTGATTGTCTGTTCTAGTTGTATGAACTTCAACTGATATTTGTAATGGTATTTTATAAGTAGGAACAATCCATCTAGTTTTAGTTAATGCATAAATTTGGTTGTCTGCATAGTTGTAAATTAGAGTGCCTTCTCCTACGTTTAAGTAAGTATAATTTACTCCATTCCATATAGCTAATTGACCTGCATAATTATACAAAGGATCATTAGTTGGTACTGGATCAGTAATTGCATAATAAGTAGAATCTGGTTTTAGTTGAGAATAGGAAGAGATAATATTAGTCACATAATAATCAGGTGTTGAAAATTGAGTATTAGTAGATTGCCCTAATGTACAACATAATTTTCCAGAAACTTCAACATTCATCATTCTTAAGTTTTCGTTATTAACTAAATAGATAAAATTATCAACCAAAGTTTGTTGAAGATTTATCTGATCTTGAGGACTCAAAGAATTGTAATAATTTTCTTCTATAACTGGAACGTCTAATAAAGTAGGAATATTGTTAATAGTCCTTATATAGCTGTATGTAATATTGCTCAGTTGAATTTCTAAATCAATGTTTCCACTATAAGATACAGTAAGTGCTCCATTTTCATAACAAAATAAAGAAAATGAATTTGAAGATAATAAAACATCTTGAGGCACTGTATAAGTAAAATTGATAACATTATTGACATTTGTTTGAGTCGGTTGATTATAAGTAAAACTTCTATTTGGAGTATACAAAGTTAAAGTTTGAGTATATGTAGTTGCTACTTGTGGCCAAGTTACTGTTGAAGATGTTATCGTAAATTGTTGTTGTATAGATTGATAATTTATTTGTAAGAAAGATACATTCTGAGTTGCATTATTTTGATAATTTAGTTGTGGAACTATTTGAGCAGTTGGTGGAATGTAACTGTAAACTCCAATGTTTAAATCATAGTTTAAAGAAATAGTAAAAGGTATTATCCAACTGTGTCCATTAGAAACTGCTTGCCAAACTACATTGTTATCTTGTGTAAGACCATTCGGATTCCATTGCGGTTCATTTTGACCAGTGATTCCGTTATTTAAAGCAACATAATAATGACCATTGATATTAACATAATTACTAACTGTAATATTTTCATTTGCGTTCCAAGTAGTTTCTTGAAAATATCCAATCAGATTACAAGGCACTGATTGCCATTGTACGGTTCCATCTTGAATAATATTACTTGGATTCCATTGTGGTTCAGTTTGACCAGTAGTTCCATTACTAATAGCCATATAACATTGACTATTAATATTAACATAACTTCCTGCTGTTATAGTTTGATTAGCATTCCAAACTACTTGTTGAAACCGGCCATTAATTACAGTATAAGTTGTAAATTGTTGAATCTGCATTTGATTAGGAGCTAATTGAACTGGAATTGTATTAGTCGGAACTATTTGATTATTATATGTTAAAACAGTATAAAGGTTTATAGAATTAGTAGTGAGATCTGACCTTTTTAATATTGGATATGATAATAATATATTATTGTTGTTTAGAATAGAAGAAATATTTACAAAATCAGTCTTAGATGTTATCCTGTTCATTGCAGAAAGAGCATTTGGTGCATTAGTTTTTATTTGATCTGGTGTTTCTTGATCTTGACCATTAGTTACATCTGAAGTATTTATACAAGTATAACTAATTACTTGGGGTGGATTAGTATTAGTTGTATATAGAGTATCTCCAGCATTTATTGCACCAGCTATGACGTTACCTTGACTTCCATATGTAGTAAGGAGGTTTACAGTAATGGGGCCATTATTAGGATTTGGTTGAGCACCAAAAACTCCATTACCAAATGTTAACGTTACAGTATTACTATTTATTAGAACTTCAACTGCATTAGCTAATGAAGTTTGAGAATATATATTATTTGTATTTTGAAAAACTGTTCCGTTTTGCATTACTTGTACTGATATGATTTGTGGATTATAGCTATTTTGAGCTGGTAATGTAATAGTATACTGATAAAATTGTTGAGGTAATAATGAAGGTAGATTAAACTCTTCAGTATCAGTTTGTACTTGTTGTACTAATAATAGAAAACTCAATTCCATGCCATTTTGTGTATTCTCAATCATATAGGGTATAGTTTGAGATATACCATTTCTAATCTGTATTATATTTACACCACTTTGAGTATAAGAGATTGAAGTATCGTACACGTTTGCAAACGGTATATTTGATGCTTGAAAAGAAAATCCAGATGGTATAGTTGTAGTGAAATATCCCATAATAGGCATGGTTATTAATAGATTAGTAGAACTTGGTACAGCTAGATTAGGATTATAAGCTATATATTTAGCCCAATTAATGATTGTAGATGGTAGTAACGCAGTAATTAAAGAAGATTCTCTATTTATAATAGTACCATAAAAGAGTGCCTGAGATTGTAAGCTTGCTAACATAGTTAGCATATAAGAACTGAATGCTGATTGTCTACTATCTAGTGTATAGTTTTGAGTTTGTAGTATAGTGTTTAATTGTTGCGTTAAATTTTGAAGTATAACATTTTCACTTGTTACTATATCGAGGTATGTTTGGTTTGTTGAACTTGAAGTTGAATTTGTTGTATCTAATAAATTTGCCATCTTAATGTTATATGTTCAAGAATGCAATGTTAGTATAGCTATCAATTGTAGTTAGAATTTGATCAGTTACTTGGTTTATTAAAGTTTGCCCTTGTAGTAGAGTATTATTAATATCAAGAGGATAAATTTTATTATTTATGCCATTAACTGCGTAATTTTCTACTACATAGTTATCAATTGTAGAAATTGGTATTCCTACTCCCATAATATCACACTTATAAAAAGTAAGAGCAGTTTGTAAATATGCTAATGAAAAATTTACGATTTGAAACAATGGTGGTAATACATTATTATTAGATACAAAAGTAAGAAAGTCATACATGCTAGGTTGAAATCCATAATTTGGTAATAAAAATGAAGTCTTAAAATCAACAACAACTCCTTGTTCAGTAGCATTTAAAATAGGAGTAATACCTTCAGTAACAGGAATTATAAGATTATAAATCTTATTAAATCTTAATCCTGATAAAGTTCCAACTCTTTCATAAGAACCGTTAGCAATCAAAGTACTATCATAACTAGATTGTTGTTTATTCATTTGATAATAATGACAATAAATACCTCTGTATTCATTTACATAGTTTTGCAATAAGTTTAGATATGCATCTGCATAAAAAGTATTAATTATACTATTATTCATCTTACATTAGGCTTATTGTAGAGTTTAATTTGACTAAACTAATGGAAACTGGTTGATTACTATTATTATAAGAAAATACTATGTTAATTTGAACTGCTTTTGGATCAACAGAAGAAGGAGACATTTGAACGTCTATGACAGTAATCCTATCTTCTTGTTCTAATGTATTCCTTATTTCAGCATCTATTTGAGCTAAAGTAACTTGATCATCAAAATCAAAAACGTATTTGTATATTTCAGTTCCTGTTTCTGGATTCAAAATGTAACTACCTTTTGGTATACTAAGAAGGTTAAGAATAGAATCAACCACTGCATCAATATTAGTTAATTTTTCAAAATCTCCATTAGGACCAATATTTCTATAGTAACGGATTGACTCCATTCTTTTGATCTTCCTCCATTTGTTTTATTTTAGCATTAATCAAAGCATCTCTTAAGGGTAAATGTATTAGTGTACTTATTGGTTCGTTGAGTATCTTTTGTGCTTCAATTACACTTTTACTCCATTCTTCTTTATATTGTTCTGGAGGAGTATTATATAACGACACGAAAAAGTTGTTCCACAAAATCCATCTCTGAAGTAATAATGTTCTTGCAATTAGTACATGTTACTTTGTAAGGAAGTTTGATATCATATTTACTAAATTTATCAATGAAAGTATTAATAATAGTTTTAACGTCAATAGCAGGTAATGTCTTAAGAATGTTTGAAATTGTAAATAGCGTTTTAGCATCAGTATTCTCAACAGTATCTGGACCTATAACCATCTTTTTAGTAATTTGAGATATCTCTGCTAGCTTATCGTCCATTTGATATGACATAGCATCTAATTCGTTTTGTAAAGTTGGAACACCTATTGTACAAATAATTTTAGATACTGGTAATGTTACTTCAATGATATCTTTTAGTATACTAAAAGGTTCACCTTCGTACATAGTTACTTGAGCAGTTTTAGTAATATTGATCTTACTAGTATTAGTAGTTCCACAATTAGGACATCTATCAGTTACTACATAACTATCTCCATAACTAATATGATATAAACCTGCAACAATAGATTTTCTATCTATTAATGTAGTCATTTTTAACCAAGTATTGTAATCAGTAATCTGTTCTGGTTTTTCCATAATCATTTTAAATAACACTTTGTTTAACTGATTAACAATACTTTTTTGAGATGCTAGAATGTTTCCTCTTAACTCTAATTCATCTGCAAACGTCATACTCTTAATTTTGTAGTTTGCAAGTGTCTGAACTGTAATTACTTCGTAAATTGGATAAGTAATATCAAATGCCACAAAAGACCTCCTGAATTTTTAATTTGTTCTACTTAAAAAGTAATAAAAAGAAAAAACTGAGAACGGAAATTATCCGCCCCAGTTAATCCATGTATTTCTCATAGCAAGAAGCTGAGATTGTAAGGAGGAAATATTATTCAAGATGAATGCATTTCCAAAATTAGAATTGGCACTTGTTGATGGCCAAATGTTATCTAAACTAAATGTAATATCTGTTTCATGTTTCTCAACAGTTGCTCTTTCTGTATTAAAAGTAGCTATAGGATCAGTTGTTGGAAACATACCAGTTACAAGATATGCTTCTTCTATTGTTTGACCATCGGGTTTGGTTGTCCAGAAATAACATGAAGCACTATAACTAGCTTTATTAGTTGCATTTAAATTTGCAGCTAGACCAGTTCTAACATCTCTAATATATTGAATCCAACCATGAATAATACTATAAACTGGAGTTCCGGACATCTCAATAAATTTTATAGTACAAGTATGTCCAATTTCTAATTTAGTTGGAACTGAAAATGATAAACCGCCCAAGCCTTCTTGAGTTGTTGTGCCTAATGTAACTTCTGGTAGAGTATATCCGATTGCTAGTGCAGTGAGAGCTGACATACATTGATTTTGAGTTAATCCCTGGGTATAATTTGCTACTTCAGCTGGAAAATCTTTGAACCATACCCAACCATATCCGGAAAGGTACGGATCAGCCACACCAGGTTCAGTTGTACCACCGAACTTTGTTGAATATAAATTGGAGTATATTGCTCCATTTATTGTTGCGTTTGCCATTTATTTATCCTCCTTTTATGATCCAGATGCTACTGGATTTGATAAGAACAAGTTCAAGTATATTTTCTCTAATGGATTATTTACATAAAGGATAACGTTTACTTCAGCTGATTTATTAGCTAATTCTTGTGCTGTAGCTGAAACACGAACATCAAAACCAGTTAAGCCTCTATTCTTTTGAACATCATTCAAGAACACTGTTATAGCACTTTGTATGATACCATATGTAGTAGGATCATCAAAATTGAAAATTTGAGTATTACAATATTGTTTCAAAGCTCTCTGAACATACAATGCCATTCTCATTACACTTAGATTTGCAGATGGATCTGGTTGAGTCCATGTCGTTAAGTTACCCCATACCATTGTACCATTATTGAATTTTACGATTGGGTTTAATTGATTTAGATACTCTTGATCTCTAGATGATAAAGAAGAATTAAATCTGAGCCCGTTTATACCATTGACAACTCCGTTTTGTGCACCTGCTACAGCATACCAGACATAGTTAGTCCTATCATTTTGAGCAATTAGATTTGCTACAACATATACTGGAGTAATCCAAATATTTTTTCCAGTATACACATCATAGATATTAACAAATGGTATATATAATGCTACATATGGACTATCTATGTACAAGTTTTGAATTTTCTGATTTATAGCAGCAGTAACATTTGGTTGATCATTAATATCCATGATAGCTACGCAATCTTTACGTATCTCAGATACTAAAGATACTATTTGATTTTTCACTGCTATTGGATAATTGGCATCAAAAACTAAATCAATATAATAATTTTCAGTATTAGTAACATTTGGATCTAATACACCTATATAAGCTTGGCTGAGTAACTGAGTTGCTACAGTAGGATTTACAGTTCCAGAACTTGTAAACAATGATCCATCTGAACCATTAGTGAAATTTATGTTTTGTCCATTGTGAGCTAATACAGCATAAGTAAAAGGATCAAATGTTACAGTTCTTCCAAATCCTAAATGTATATAGAAAGTACTATTTGATGTTAAAAACATAATTACATTTGAAGGAACCGTAGATACGATATTCCAAGTATTAGATGTAGCATTCCAACTTAGTAAATTGCCATCATATCCAAACCAGGCTCCAGTAGAATTTTGTAAAGCAAAATATCTAGTTCCACTTACTGGATTACTTGGAGGAACTTGAGACATATAGTCTACTGAAACTATATTACCTACTGTAAAGTTTCCAGTAGAATCTTTAGCGTTTAGATATTCCATCACTTGAGAATTTATTTGAGTTACTGAATCTGTTGAAATAGAAACTGCTAAATCTGAAACGTTCATATTGAATACGTCTTCAATAAAAGCAGAATTACCATTTGGATCTAGTTGTTGTGGGTTAAAAGACGTATACACATTTATTATGTTATGATATTGATTATCAGATTTAAGTTCATTTATCATACACAATGGGTAGTTTAGATTCGCTGGTAGTTGGAAATTAATCTGGTAGTTGTTATAATATTGTCCTCTACCAATACCATATATTACAAACAAAGGTTCAACAAATTCCCATGCTTGAGCATTTGTGTATGTTGCAGTAACGTTACTTAAACTATAAAATGGTGACGAGTTTGCATATACAATCTGGTAAATCTGAGTTCCATCTTGTGATCTAACATAAAATGGTGGTAGACTATCTGTTGTTGTTAATTGTTTTGTTGTATCTACGAAATCAATGACTCCATTATTAATTTGAATTTGATATAGTTCATTTGATGCATTTACTATATATATACCATTAGTTGGTAATGTTGGACTCTTAGTAACTGGAGTTGCAACTAAAGTTGGAGAAGTTCCATTGCTAGCTGATAACTGATAAGTTACACCATCACTTCCAGTTAGAATTAGTTTTGGTAAAGAAGTAAATGTCTGAGAACTAAAGTTTGTTGTTAATTCATTTAAAGATGTTAAATTCTGTAATGAAGTTTGCATAGTTTCAAATGAAAAATAAACTTGTACGTTTAATTCACTCAAAACTATATTTTGTCTTTTCATTATGTAATATGCTATATTAGCATAAGTTGCATCTGGAGGAAGAACTCTCATAGCATAAAGAGAGTTTGAAATTTGTGTAAATGAATCAGCAACATAGAGACCTGAACCAAATGCTGAAGAATATTTAACTATGTTCGGATCACCATATGTTTGATGTAATTGTTGATTTCCTCCAATAAAAGTCATAACATTATCAGGACCTTTATCTGATAAAAAACAAATGAATCCTGTACTAGATGGGACGCTTTGAACGTATGATGCTAAAGGTATTATGGTAGCATATACACCTGGAGATATTGCATTCATCTTATGTATTTCCTCCTTAATTTTTAGCTATGTATGTACCAGTTAAACACTAACTGGATAGAACTTGTTTTATATAAACTAGGGAACGTAACATGAGCAAACATTGCAAAAGTAGTTGCTGTAGCTGCATTATTTGAATTTGAAATCCATAATGCTGCTTCATTTATATAATTATTATTTGCTTGAGTTTGACTTAAAAGAGCTGATACTTGAGCAATTAAATATTGGTTACCTAGATTAGGATCTTGTTGATATGTTACTGAACTAGAGTATGAACTATTATTTATAGGCATCATAGTTCCTGAATTTGCTAAGTTAGTATCATTAGCATTTATTGTAACAGTAGTAATACTAGTATCAGTACTACTTGGTGGTATTGGACTAAACAAGTTATTAGATGGAGCACCACCAGAACCAAAACTAATCCAATATATACCTAATCCTAGACCAGTTGATATAGATGGATTGGGAATATTAAACAACATTGGTAATAACCATGCTCTACCCGTATATACGACTAAGTTATGAGTATCTACTTCAAGTTTCTTATGCCCAAGTTCATCAATAGAATGAATAGTTACTCTACCTTTTAACCCTAACGAGCTATTTGTTTGTATCATTGACAACTCCAATCATTTTTGTTTTGTTCAAAATAAACGTTATATCTTTTAAACCCAATTTTTTTAAATTATCAAGTAAGTACTGGCAATCTTCATCTGTATATATAGTATATTCATTATTTCCAGTTTTAGAAACAAAAGCCATTACTTGATTAAAACTTAAATAGCTTTTAATGAATTCTGAAACATCACTAACTTTTATCTTAGCTGAAAACGAATCTGATAAATTAGTTTTGGATTCTAACCCTTGCATAAAATACCTCCTAACTTGATGTTGTCATACTATCATATACAACAACATTTTCTGTTTTATTAGTTATTTGTACTATAGTAAGGTAATCAATAACATTTTCATTATCTGTTAAAAGATTATCTTTTAAAGACATAGTTTCATAATCAGTAAAAGATTGTTTATCAGTAAAGAATGAATCTATTTGTGGAATACTTGAAGTATCGGAAATAGTTTCAATATCATACATGCCATAACCAGAAGATACGTTATCATTAAATTTAATGCTATCAAAACTTGAATTTTCACTATAAGTTACACTTTGCAAGTCTGTTATTTGATATGTAGTATATAAACTCTGACTGAGTTGACCTAAATTATCATAATCCGAAAGTATTAAATGATCTAATATTATGTTAGCTATCTTAGTATTATTGTAATCTAGAAATTCCAAATTGTTACTATTAAAATACAAAGGATAGTTTACAACTATTGGATCTTTAATTGTTATTGAATCTTGTAATACAACTTCCCTATCGATAAAGAAAATTTGATCAGTGATAGCAAAGTTATCTACTAATTTAGTTGAATAGCCTAAAGATTGTGATGTAGAATCTGTTAATCTTAAAGTTTCGTAATACCAATCTTGTTGTGTAGTAACTTCGTTATCAATGACTGTAACTTTATCTGTAGATAGTGAAGAAGTAAGAACTTGTGTTTGATCATCTGGAAATTCTAATATTTCATTTGAGGATACTTCATATTCTACATCAAAAGTATCTATAGGTTCTTGTTGTTCATTAAAAGTTATATTTACTTTATTTGATAACTTTTCAAATACTTTTAAGTCATCAAATACTTGTGCTATAGGTGCAACATCTACAAAATTAGTTAGTGCAATCCAATCACCTACTGGATCGTTTACAAATATAGAGTATGAATCTATTAAGGGTCTAGAATAGATAGGCAAAAATTGATCTAGTATAGGTTGATACAAACTATTTAAATCTACATTGTATAAGAAGTTTGAATTAGGATAAAATTGTGATATATTATACAAAAGATCATACATTAATACAGTATAATCACTAGTTTGTAAAATAGTTTGAACATTTGATGGATTAAGTTGAGTTAAGAAATTTTGTAAACCAGAAATATTTGTAAATTGTGGTAATTCTGGAACACTACTAATAAACTTTTGAGTTCTGTCATTTAAGATTGATTCTCTTTTACAGAAAGGAGAATTATCTCCAAGCCTTTGAACTATATTAGAAAGTAGTGTATAATATGTTCCTAAGAATTGCCATTGTATTTCATTATCGTATGTAATACCTTCATCATACCAAGTAATAGTAGTTGTACTAGATGTTCCACTATTTAGAGATGCATAATAATTACCATTTACTTCAATAAGAGAATACTGAGGATATTGAATTCCTTGTTGATAAGGAGCTATTCCATTTATAAAAGTAAGATAATTTCCAAGATAAATCCAGTTGATATTATTATCAGTAGTTATTGCATTAGTACTTAGATTACATGTAGTTCCTGAAGTTCCAGAGTTGGCAGAAAGGTAATAGTTTCCATTATAATAAATAGTAGTAAACTGATTAAACTTGGTAGATGGTTGCCAAGGTAGAATAGTACTCATCATCCGAACACAAGTAGAAACGTATTGCCACGTAACTGTTCCATCCGTAATAGGACCAGTAGTAATCCAAGTTGGAGCAGTTTGACCAGTAGTTCCAGCAGTAGTAGCCATGTAAACAAGATTACCAACTAAAACTAATTGATATTGTGCAAAATAAGTAGAAGTTGCATAAACTTTAAGATTTAGACTAAGACATGATGCTATATATTGCCATTGAATATTTCCATCTAAAGTTATTCCAGTATTACTCCAAGCAGGAGTAGTTGGACTTGTTTCTCCAGTTGTTAATGCTAAATAGTAATTTCCATTTGGATTGATAATATCAAATTGTCTATTACTACAAATGTATCCAATTGTTTCTTGTTCTGTTAACTTAAATTGAAACGGAAATGGATTAACATAACTAAGATACGTAGTTGTATCATCACTAGATAAAATATACTGCCAAGTATTGTTAAGAGATCCAACTTTTATAATATCTTCTATAGCTCCATATATATAGAAATAGCTATTTATAGATACATTAGTAACTATATAATCTGGATATTGCTTCTTGTAATATATACCATTATCAAACTCTTCTTGATAAAGAGGCATTCTTACTAATGAAACTAATTGTGTTGGATTGTTATCATAGTCTTCAGTTCCATCATATTGTATATAACATCTATGATCCCAAGAAACATTATTAGTTAATTGATCATTTTGAATTGAAAAAGATTGATTATCATAAACTAGTTGAATATCATATGAAAGAATATCACAAAATGTATTATTCAAATTTGTAAAAGGTTGAATATAAGAATCATATGCTTCTTTTTCGTCATACGTAATAGAAACTACTTCAGAATACATATAATAAGCTAATTGTCTTTTTGAGATAGAATCTGTACAACCTTGACACATTAGTCCATAAGGC